ATAAATATAGATAAATACTAGGTTTGTTAGGGTAACATTCTAGGTAACATTCGGGTAACATTCGGGTAACATGGTAACATTCTCAGGTAACATTCTTTTTGAGAATATGGGGGTATTTTCAGGAATGTTACCTTCGAAAATTACATCAATCCGGGTATAATTGAGAATCCTCTTTGGGCTCCATAAGGCCCAAATTTTTTCATCGAATCAAACCTCATCAAGAATGGAATGTTGTCTAAAATTTGATTAAGCTCTCGGCTATCAGACTTCTTCATCCAAGATAATGGACGCCCAAAACACTCAACCCATACTTCTGCAGCGCATACCCTGTTACGGAATACTAGCACCTGTCCAGGTACCGCATGTGTGCCGGACATAAACATGTCACGTGCTTTAGGAGACATCGTGCTCCAGTTTTCAGGTACTTTCTGTTTCAAGAACTCCGCTACCACACCTGCTTTAGCATTTCCTTCCATATGGCTTTCACGTGCTACATTTGCAAGGCGTAAAACTTCCTCATCATCTTCAATAATTAAGCTTTCACCTTGGCGGTATCTAGCTTTGGCTTCCGCCCACAGCTGATCCACTTCACCAGGTAAATTCTTAAATACGTTTTTCGTTGGTTTCTTTAAACCAAGTTGAATTGGCCAGAATCTGCGGTTGCCTGTGATGTCCTTTAAGAACTCGTGTTGGTTAGTGGACCCAAAGAACACGCATTGGCGTGGATACTCTTCAGTACGGCGACCATACGCCTTACGGAATACGTCAACCTGGCGGGATAAGAATTGTTTCGACGCATTATCTTCCGATTTAGAGTATCCGGTCATTTCACCGCCTTCAACTAACCAACTATTTTGGATGCTTTCAGCTGCTTCTTTACCATCAAATGTGTTAAGCCCATCAGCGTACCAATCCTTGCCCATTAATCGAATAAGAGATGATTTGCCTATCCCTTGGGCGCCGACTAATACCGGCATGGTGTCATATTTACACCCTGGCTCGTAGGCACGTGCTACCGCAGCAACAAAGGACTTACGACCTACCGCACGGGTATACACGTTATCCTCTGCACCCAGGTAATCGATGAAGATTGTATCTAAGCGTTCCACACCGTCCCAGATGAGACTGTCTAAATAATCGGTTACTGGGTTGAATGCGTTTTGTTTCGCTATCAGTAACACACTATCAAGGACCTTATCCTTGCCGGTGATATCGAAGCGGTTTTCAAGGTACCACTGGATACCACTATCATCGGTGTCAGTCCAAATACGTTTACCGTGTTCCGATAGCGCCCATGGTAAGGCACCCATCGCCATATAACGACTACCGAACTTATCGTACGCGATACGTCCCTTGATGGCCGGGTCATGCGTTAATAGTTTAAGAATATTATCACGCGTTTTCTTAAGCCCCTGATTCTCGTTATATTTGAGGCCCGCAGACTTCATCCATTCAGTCTCGAGCATAGCATTGGCGTCAAGGTCGGTTACATCGGTAGTATTAGAATTACTTATCGATTCTTGGAACACGTTCGTAGCGGACTCACGTGCACGTTCCTGTTGGATACTGATGGCCACCTCTGAGTCCTCAAAGGCTAGTTTACTCATCACAAGGAAAGATGGCATCTTATGCGGTGGTGTGCCGTCCTTGGCTGTCTCGTCGAGGTCATGGAACTTATGAAGTCGAACCAGGTCGAACGCGTTTACCAGTTGGCCACCGCACGGATCCGTATTGTGATGCGAGTA